GGATAGGAATACAGCTCCAGATCGACGTACTGGTTGCGGTCGCGGTCCGGCACGATCAGCGGCATCAGCGGTTGGCCCGGCACGTTGACCTGGTCGAAGGATTCGCCGGAGCCCTGCGCCCACACGAAAGTGCCCGGCGCATTGGCGGGGAAGAACTTGACCTCGTCGGCAGCGACCGCAACCGTCGAATTGTCGTCGGTGCCGCGATAATTGATCCAGTTCACGCCGCCCCACGGGAACGCGGAGAAGACGTTCGATCCGGTCGCGTCCTGCTTCGATCCCCAGATGTCGTAGGCGCGCGCCACGTCCCCGTGATTGGTGATTTTTTGGAATATCGTGTCGCCGCACAGCCCGACGATCTGCGATTGCGGCGTGAACAGCCCTTTTGACGCCCGCACCATCGGCGTGACGATATGGGTCTGGATATAGGGCCGCAGCACCAGCGCGCCATGCACCTCCGACGACGCCTTCAGCGCGCCTTCAAGATCGAAGTAGACGTAGTCCGGCTGGGCAATGCCAAAGGTGTCGAACCAGTTCCACAGCACCGACCCGTCGGCGTCCAGCACGACGCCGCTGACCGCGCCGAGCCGCATGTGTTCCAGCGTCAGTTCGATGTTGGCCTGGAGCCCGACGGGGCCGGACATGCGGCGCGACACTTCGTTCTGCATCGCCTGCAGTTCGCTGGTGGTCCCGAAGGCGCGCACCTTGGCGATTTCCGAGGCGGTCAGCCGGTCGCCTTGCGCCACACGGACGGTGGCGAAGCTGCGCATGCTGCGGGTTTCGGTCTTGCGCTGCGGCAGCGCCGATCCGCGCGGCGTGGTCGGCACCAGATTGAGGGCGCCGGCGCGTTCTTCGATATAGACCGTGTCGCCGGTGATCTGCTTGGGCACGAAGACGTTGAGGTCGCCGAGCAGAGACGGCTTGAACTCGACCTTCTCGTAGGCGGCCAGCATGGTCATCAACGAGAACGCGTCGTTCTCGAAAATGTTGAATTCAGCCATAAGTCTCTCCTTTATCCCGCGCTACCGCTTTGCTGCTTGAGCGCAAGGCCGGCCGGAGAGCCCTCCGGCCGTTTCAATTGGAAACGTTGGAAAGGATGCGGCGCCGGATCAGCGCCCGATGATGCCGTGCTCGGCCAGTTGGGCCAGCGCCGCCGTCTTCTGCAGCGTCGTGACGCCGGTTTTCCACACCAGCTCGCTCGCGTTCACCTCCGTATCGCGGGCGGTGATGGTCTGCTTGCGATCGGCCGCCGAGGCATCGGTCGCATCGAACAGAATCGCCGCCGCCACCTCGGCGCCGTTCTTCGCCGCGGGATCGTGCTGGGTGTAGCAGCCGGCCTTGGCGTTGGCCGCGACCGTGATCTTGAAGCCGTCGCCAGCGACAGCCGCCGTAGCGCCCGCCGTCAGGGTGAAACCGAGACCGCCGTAACTGTAAGCGACGCCGGTGTTGCCGGGCGCGAGCTGCAGGCCATCCGGATCGGTCAACAGATACTCGGTGGCGGCGAGAAACTCGCCGTGATAATCGCCCACTTTGGCGCCGGCACCTTCGGTCACAGCACTGCAGGTAAAGTTGCCCGTGTTACCCGCGTCGGCGGTATAAGTCGGCGCGCCCGTCGAGGGTCCGATCCGGCCGAGAACCGTCCCGGCTTCGTAATCGCCGCCCGTGATCGTGCCGACCTCGCGCGAGCGCGTGCCCATGGCTTCCGAAACGAGATAGCCACCGGCATGGCGTTTTTCGGTCAATACCGTCATTGCTTGCTCCTCTGCCCGCGAGCCTTCGCGAGCGCAGTATCCCAACCGGCGGCTGGGTGATGGGCCGTGTCAGCGTCGGGCAGAATGTGCCCTTGCGTCCGCTGGGCGTCGCTGACTTCCGCCCGCTTGTCCTGCAGTGCCGTCCGGACCTGATCCAGCGAAGCGCCGCTGCGGATGAACGCCGCCGCATCGCCGGGCCGTCCGGCCAGACTGCAAAGTTCGATGATCTCGCCGTGCGTTGAGGTGAGTTCGCCGCGCAGTTTTTCGCGCTCCGCGGCAAAGTCGATGACCGGCGGCGCTTCGGCCAGGGTCTGCACCGCCTTGCGCACCGCATCGATGCCCGACGCTTGCACCGCGAGTCCGAGCCCCGAACCGCTTGCCTCTTTGGCGATCCTGTCGCGCAAGGCCGCTAGCGCATCCGCCGGCGTACCGACCGCATCGGCGAAATGAGCGCCGACCGCCTGCTCGCCATAGAAGCACGCCGCCTCGGTCGCCAGCACCGCCTCGACCGACAAGCCGCGATAGCGCGCCACCGATGCGGCGAACAGGCCACGCAACCGGTCGCATTCGCCTTGCAAGGCCTCGCGCGCCGGATCGGACATCGGCTGATGCGGATTGAGGTCGATCTTGTGAGCACCGGAAAACACGTAACTGTACTTCAGGCCGCGCTCGCGGTCGTAGGCCGATTGATCGACATGCAACGCGACCACCCCGACCGAGCCGACGCCGCTGGTGCGGCTGACGTGAATGGTCGTGCAGGCCGACAAAAGGAGATACCCGGCGCTATAAGCATCGTCGGCGGCAACGCCTGAAATCGGCTTTTTCTGGCGCGCCGCGAAGATGGCATCGGAGAGATCGAAACTGCCGTTGACCTCGCCGCCGTAGGAATCGACCGCGAGCAACACGCCTTTCACCGCCGGATCGGCCATCGCCTTGTCGAGCGCCCCGCGGATGTCGGCATAAGACACCAGACCGGACAGCGCCCCCAGCCAGCTCGACTTGTAGACCAGCGTGCCGTCGATCCCGATCAGCGCGATGCCGTCGTCGGTGACCGCATACGGAACGCTCGTGTCGTCGTCTTCGTCGTCCGGCTTCTGCAGACCGATCAAGGCGCCGATCAGATCGGCTTCCTTGTCGTTGGTCGCCGGACAGGCGGCAATGCCGAGCCGCGGCCCCAACGCCGCCAGGATGACGTCGAGCTTCTCCTGGGCGATCAGCAGCGGCGTGCCGAAGATACGCGTCATGATCCGCGGCAGATCGCGGGGCGCCGCCGCGCGGGCGGGCGCAGCGGCTTCAACGGTGCATGGTTCGCCCGCCGCGGTCGGCGCGGAGGTCTCATCCGGGCGCACGTCCGCAATCCCGGTTTCGGGGTCATCCGTCATGGTCTGTCTCCTGGTGATTACGCGGCGATCTCGTCGTCGTTGTCGTCGAGGGCCTGGTCGTTTTGCGAACCGTCCGGCTCCGACGGCGTCGCACCGGGCGATTGCCCGCCGGCGGGCGGCGCCGAAGCGCCTTTGGTCACCCGACGCGGATCGGAATCCAGCACCAGGCCGTGTTCGTCGGCCGACCGGTTCGAACGCTGAATGGCGGCATCCAGTTCGGACAGCTTCTTGCCGCGCGCCAAAGCCTTCTCTTCGCGGCTGGCAAAACCGGCGCGGACCTCGGCGGTGTCCGCCTGCACATCCTTGAGCGGATCGAGCGACGGCATCGCCGGCGGAATCCATTCGGCGCGGGTGTAAGCCCGCGGCGTGGCGTTGTAGGCAGAGGCCTTGATCGGCAGCGCCCCGGACAAGACGCCGTCGCCGACGAACCAGCGATAGGTCGGACGGCACATCTGAATCATAAACACGTTGCGCTGGATCGGCCGCAGCGTCTGTTTCCAATCCATCTGCCGCGCCCGTTCGGCGGAGAAGTTGTTGCGATAGTCGCCGGTGACGTTGGAATACGGCACGTCGGCGCCGGCGCACATGGCCAAGAGGTTGCGGTACTCGAACGCTTCGTAATTGTTGCCGACGTCCTTGGGATCGGCGAAGACGATGTCCTCGCCGTCTTCCAGCGTAATCAGCGAACCGGGTTCCCAGCTCTGCACCAGATCGCCGACGCTGCCGCTCTCGCGCGCCTTCTGCCAGGTCTCGGCATTAACGCCGGGCGGCGGCTCGTCCGATTGCGCCGCAACGCGCTTGATGAAACCGGCGATTAAGGCCGCGACTTTCTTGCGGTCCAATTCGGCGTCGTCGTACTGATCGAGCAGCCACGACTTGACGATCGCCGCGGTCACCCACGGCAGCCCGCGCACCTGCCCCGGCCGCAGTACTTCGAACACATGCAGCACGTCATCCGCCGGGACGCGCGTAGTGCCGCCGGCGGCGCCGGTATTCACCGCGAACTCGCCGGGATGCTGGCGCCAAAACCAATAGGCGACCCGCTTGCCGATCGGATTGAACTCGATACCGGCCCGGATGACGTTCTGCGGTGCCATCGGCGACGGCATGTTGAGGCCGAACGGACACATGTCGGATTCGAGCAATTGCAGTTGCATCGGCACCGTCAGACCGTCGCTCGCCCGCCGCGGCCGGCGGCGGATGAAGAACTCGCCGGCATCGAACAGACACCCAGCACCGATGGATTGCTGGCCGTAATAGTCCGCGGTGCCGTCGGCGTCGGCTTCGTCGGTCCAATCATCCCAATTCTCGATGATGGCTGCCTTGGCGGCATCGTCCTTGGTCAGCGGAATGGGCCGGATACCGGTGCCGATGGCATAGGTCACGAACACGCGCTTGGCGCGCTTCATGTAGGGATTGTTGCGGGTGAGATAGCGCGACCGTGCCCGAAGCGCCGGCCCCGCCTGGATCAAAAGCGAATTGATGCCGGTGTCGGCCGGTCGGAAACTCGAAAGGCGGCGGTGATGCTGTGCGCCCTCGAAGCCGGAGCCCAGGGGAACGCGCCCGTGATCGAACCCAATCATCGCCTTGCGGGACACGACGCGCCCGTCCGCATGCGCGGCGACGCGAATGCGTTGCTTCGCCATGATTACAGACCTTTCGCGGCCACGATCTTCACAATGCGCGACGGCTTTGCGGTCGTTCCGGCCGCAGACGCCAAATCCTGCTCTATCAGCGTACGGATCCGCAGCATCTCATTGAGCCCGCGATACTCCACCGACCCGGAACTCGGCAGCGACGTGCGCACCGCACCGGTCGCGATCGCCTGATTGATCTGATCGAGATCAGCTTGGGTCCAGGGCATCGGAGTATCCTTGAGGGATTGGTATGGCGGCGTACCGTTCGGTACTGGCCTCGGACCCGTCCATCCACGCCGAGATGAAGGATGGTGTAAATCCATTTAGAGATAGCGGTCTATACATTTTCGCCGATGATCTTGTAGCGTGGTACGCTACTTATGGCGAATGCGTATAGCCTTGAGGTTGAGACTGGTTGAACTTGCGGCAAAGGCCTAGTGCTGAATAAAACGGGATATTCAGCCACTCGACAAATATTTTGTTGTGCAGAAAATGTGTCATACCGAAATTGGACACATCGAACACTTACGAAAGGCTCGGGAAGTCATTTCCTGTAAAAGGGCACAAAACCTTTACCCACAGCGTCCTCTCGTCACTCAGAAAGCTCCGGGGACACGTTACGTCAGTTAAAGAACTGCCGTTTCATCGATCATGGTACCCACGGCTAATCCAATCCGCGTCACGGGCAAAATCAAGATCGATGTTACTCTGACCAACTGAGGCCGGATGGCAAATTGGACAGCGACCATTCTTACCTTTTAAGCAATAGACATGCATTGGCGTACCACACTGTTTGCAAAGCGTGATCCCGCCTTGCGCATCAGCGAAACGACCGAGATTGCGTGAGCAGATAGGGCAAGTCTTTCTATTCATAGAACGCACAAATAACAGCGCGAACGGTGTAGACGCTAGTTGCACGACAAATATCCAACCGACGATGCGGACCAAGATCGAATGGTGTTGCAGCAACCCCCATGGCCAAATCGTGCCAGTCACACCAAAAGATAACAGAGACATGACGACAATCGATGCAACGACGGAGACTAACAGTTTTTTTTCGCTCATGAGTTTCCCCCATTCGGAGCCAGAAGATTCTGCATGGCAACCAGCCGGCTTAAGGCTTTCCTTCCTGTCTCTGTCTTTAACAAC